AATCCGTAGCATGACGATCCCTTCAATGGGGGGTGAACCTAACTCGTCCTTCCTCACACTCTGTGGGGTAGGGGGGTCTTTTGGGTGAACCATATGAATTATGGTGTTTATGATTCAACGACAGGAGGCTAAGGATGACAGACAGACAACTGATGGAACAAGCACTGATAGCACTAAACACGCTGACCAACGATGGGATGAAAGAAAAAATGCCGTTCAGTGAAATCATGCTTTTGATGATTGCCCTTCGCCAAAGGTTAGAAAAAAATGACGAGCGGCAAGCTATGTGGTCGCAATCTCAGGCTATTCACTGGAAAACACACGCCAAAGACCTGATGAAAAAACTACAGGAGAAGGACAATGTTTGAATCAGGTTTTGATCGTTTCTGGGCAGCATGGCCCAAGTCATTCAGAAAAGGCGGCAAAGCAGCCTGCCTAGCAAAGTGGAAGAAGACTTACTGTGAGACGTGTGCAGATCAGATCATCAAGCACGTTGAGTGGATGCAAACAACCGATCAGTGGCGAAAAGACAACGGTGCATTCATCCCAGCACCACTTGTTTACCTGAATCAGCAAAGATGGGATGGGGCTGAGATTCCAGAAATCAAAAAGCCCCTCACAATGGAGCAAGAGCACCAGGAGCGTATTGCCAATACCGTACCGATGCCTGACCACATCCGGGAGCGGCTGGCTCAGATCAGGCGAGGCGTATGAGCGCAAACCAAACCCAAGTTGCAGGGCAGCACTACAAAACCGAAATCCAGCCCTGGGATTTCATTGCTGCAAACAAGCTCGACTACTTCGAGGGCAACATAATCAAGTACGTCAGTCGGTGGAGGGTCAAGGGAGGCGTAGAAGACTTACGCAAGGCCCGTCACTACTTGGATAAACTGATCGAAATGAACGTCAAACCATGACACATGAGCAAGCACAAAAAATCCTCGATAAAGTCCGCGAGGGTGTTGCCTACCCGGCCAGTATTGTGGATTTCGCCCTATTCCTCACCGGAGACCTTGATGCACATGAGGCGCACGGAAGCGACACTGTTAATGGAGTAAACCATGAAGACAATCAAAACACTGCCTACAAAAACAGAATTGCAAGAAATTTTTGAGTACAAAGATGGCAATCTGTACTGGAAAAAAACATACTCTAAGGCAGAAAAGGGTTCCATTGTTGGATGGGTTGAGAAAAATGGCTATAGGGCTTGTTCATTAAATGGCATTAGATATCGTGTGCACCGCCTAGTTTTTGCGCTTCATTACGAAAACTGTCCTGATATTTTGGACCACATAAACGGGGACAAAACTGATAATAGAATTGAAAATTTGAGGCCAGCCACAATAGTACAAAATAATGTAAACAGAAGGCATAATAGAAACAACAAAATTGGCTTAAAGGGTGTTTGCGCAGACCAAGGTAAATTTAAAGCATCAATAAAAATTAATAACAGATCTAAACATTTAGGCTATTTCAACACTCCAGAAGAGGCTCATTCTGTTTATATGATGGCCGCAAAAGCCATTTATGGTGAATTTGCATGGACGAAAAACAGCGTCTCCACATGAGAAGGTGTGAGGCAAGGGAATGGCTGGAGCGATACAAACGCAAGGCCAGGATAGATGGGGCAGAGCAGGCCCGGATCTGGTGGGCTGGCATCATTGGCGCGATTGAGCGCATCAGAGGGCTGGAAGCTGCAACCGAACTACGGCGGCTGATGAACGAGGAGCGAAACAAGTGATTGATCCATTTAAGATAGACAGCCCGACTTGCATCAGCTTTAGCGGCGGCAGGACGAGCGCCTATATGCTTTGGAGAGTACTGCAAGCAAACCACGGGCTTCCGGATGAGGCTGTGGTGTGCTTTGCGAACACCGGCAAGGAAGACGAGGCGACATTGCGTTTCGTAGATCGCTGCTCTAAGGAGTGGGATGTGCCTATCAAGTGGTTAGAGTTCCAGGCCGAACAGCCGGGATTTTCTGTAGTGGATTACCCATCAGCTAGTCGTCAAGGCCAGCCATTTGAGGCGCTCATAACCAAGAAAAACTATCTTCCGAACACTTTTGCAAGGTTCTGCACTACAGAGCTAAAAATAGTCCCAATGAAGAAGTTTTTACAGTCTTTGGGCTGGTCAGATTTCGCAACATTTGTTGGTATCAGGGCTGACGAGCCAAGGCGTGTTGCAAAGATGCGGGACAACCAAGACGAAAAACTCACACCTTTAGCAAGTGCCGGCATTTCAAACGCTGATGTCTTAGATTTTTGGTCTAAGCAAAAGTTCAACTTAGAAACGATCACAGTGGGCGGCAATTCGTTGCTCAGCAACTGCGATCTGTGTTTCTTGAAAAAACCGGCGCATCTGCTTAACTTGGTGAAAGACAATCCAGAACGGGCGATCTGGTGGGCGAATCAAGAGCAAAGAATCGGCGCACGTTTCAACCGAGCTATTCCTGCCTATAGAGATATGCTGCATTACGTTGCCAATCAACGTGAGCTTTTTGAAGGCATCGATGGCATTGATTGTTTTTGTGGGGATTAAATGACTTTCATGCTTCAATTCCCGATTGATTCGCCACCAGTTCCCAAGGGCAGGCCAAAGTTTTCCAAGATCGGCGGCTTTGTCCGAACGTACACACCCCGTAAAACCAGCGACTATGAAACCATAGTCCGGGAAACCGCAAGGCAAGCGATGGGGCCAACTGAAGTGCTAGAAACGCCTGTAGCGGTTTATCTCTACATCAGACTACCTATCCCTAAGTCATACCCTAAAAAGCGCCTGGAGGCCTGTTTACGGGGCTTGGAGAGGCCAACTAAGAAACCGGATATCGACAACCTAGCGAAATCGGTGCTAGACGGGCTAAATGGAGTGGTTTATGTGGACGATGGCCAGATCGTGAGCCTACACGTCACAAAAGTTTACTCATCCGCGCCTGGGGTTGACGTTCTCATCAAAGAAGAATTGCCATAAAAAACGGCCCCGAAGGGCCATTCTTACCGTTTGCCGAGAATGATCCTCAGCAGCAGGGCTAGTCCAGCATAGAGCATACTGAGGCCTCGATCTGTTCAATGATGGTAGGGTCAAGCACAGGCAGGATATCCAGCCCGTGCACCTTGGCTGACATCAGGTAAGCCACTGGTGGCCAAGCTGGGCCGCATGTCGCTGACTCTGGGTCAGTGTTTGCGGGTTCGCCAGGGTCATACTCAAGCTCACAATCAAGCTCGATGCCTGAGCCAGCGTCATAAGTGTGCTGAATGGTTCGCATGGTCAGACCCTCCAGACCAGCAGATCAGCAAACAGCACGGCAATTGCCAACAGGTAGACGATGCCGAGAATGATTCGATGTGCCATGATTTCTCCAGATGGATTTCAGATGGATTTCAGATGGAAGCAGGAAAGGGCCAGGGTTCAGGCTGCAATAGGTCGAAAAACGTCCAAGAGCGGCATTTAACGCATTGCATTCGGTACTGACCGCGCCCTGATGGATAACCGGCATCTTCTGCCGTGTCGGGGTCTAAGGGTGTGCAGCAGGAAAAGCAGCCCCATTGGGCCGCAATCCCTGCCGATTGATAAGCAGGGAATGTACTGTTAAGCATATGCCGTCCAGTGTGACGACTCAAAAAGGGGCTTGTCAGCGATCTTCGCAACCGGTTTCATGCGGTATGCGCTGGCAAATGAGTAAATGCGAATCGATGGTTCTCCAGATACCATACTGACCTTTTTACGCATGGCATCGCCCCTATAGCTGCCCAGCAAGGGTACGCATTGACCCTGCATAAACTCGGTTTCCTGCCGATCTTGCCCGATCTCTCGGATTTCTACCATCTGACCAAATACGGCGGTAACTTCGTAAAAATCGATGTTCGTCTGATCGTATCCCCAAGAGCAGCGGAAAACGTCCCCGATCTTGACATCATGGGGCGCGCTGCGCTGGGCCTTGTGCTTGGCCTTGCGATCTTCCCAGGACATCAAGCCCGACAAGGTTTCTGCGATCTTGGCATCAAGACGGGTCAGGTCTTGAAATCGGTAGTGCCAATCAGGCTTAGAGCGCTTACCGCCGAAGGCCATTGCAACAATGCGCGGGCTTGTGCTGGCGTAAACCTCGAACCCGAAGCGCTCGTCTTTGGCGTAAAGGGTATAACCGGAAGGGATATAACGAGTGTTTTTCATGCTAAATGCTCCAAAAAGACCCCGAAGGGCATTAGTGCAACAGCGCACCCCATAGCACCCGGAGGATGCTACAGGGTAGGCTGTCAATTAACGACCATACAACCAATTTTCAGCGTCTTCAAGTGTCGACCAAGGTTGACGGCCAATGCCGATAGTCCCTGTCTTTTTATGCTGGACTGTGTAACCGACAACCTGAATTCTCCAGTTAGACCGATCTGCGTCTGATGTCCAAGGGACAGACCCCGTAACAGATGCTGTGCGACCTTCATCATTGACCCATCGTTTTGATTCAACGATATCGAACATGTGTGAATGATCAAATCCTGGCATGATGTCTCCAATCAAGATTGTTTGTAAAGGTCAACGATATGCAGATCCAGATGATCGGCATTCGGAATCAGACGCAAGGCCTGGACTAATGATGCTTTTGCATGATCAGGCCAGACAGACCGCCATCTTTCCGACCCGTCCGGGAAAACGATCTTCCAATCATTGCCAGACCGATAGATTTTGTGAAGGCCTGCCGTGGTTTTGATGAATGCATTCATGATGGTTCCTTAATAGACCCTTGTGCGATGTGCTAGGGCATGACTAGTATTGTATAGGCTTCTATACGCCAGGGAATAGGGACAAACCCTAATAAACCACTAGGGGAAACCCTTAGAATCAGCAGCCTGAACAATCAACAATGTGAGCGAGGACTAATGGCTAGACCATGCCGTCAGGACACTGTCAATTTCACCCGCGTGCTGACAGACGAACAACGCGCAATACTACTAGCAGCTGGTGATGGAGATCTGACCGTGGGGTTCAATGAGTGCCTGTCGCTGTGGGTATCGATCAACCCCATCAAGGCCAGTTTCTGTGGCAATGTTTCACGTGGAACAGACAGGCCCAGGATGCACCGCAAGTCCCAAGGAAAAGCACCATCCTCTTCCCTCACCCTCGCTGATTCATAGGTGAAACAATGCATATCCCGCATAACCCTATGCAACATCAGCATCAGGGATAACCCTACTATCGTTAACCCTATTAGGGTTTACCCTGTGCTCGATAACACTGTTAGGGTTAGTAGGGGGGGGGAGGGTGCGGTGTCGTGGTGAAAAATTTGCGGGT